TGGCCTACTAGCTAGGGGCTTTGGCCCCTGCGGGATGGTACGGGCCAGCGCCTGCCATGCCGTGCAAAGCAAAAAAGAGATGATCGCGCACGCACGTACGGCATCGCCTGCCGCTTTGGCAACTAGGCCAATCGGCACGCCGTCCATTGATGCGGATGCGGAAGGGCACGGCCTGGGGGTCGTGCTGCTGATCAGCAGGGGCAGGCCGTGCGGATGCGGAACAAAGGCCAGGGGCTGGCATCGATGCGGAACGGCCCCGCCTGACGTTGCGGATGCGGAACGATTGGGGCCAGGGCCTGCGCTGCTGATCACGCTGCGCAGGCCGCACGAACGCGGAACGGTAGGGCTGGCTGATCAAAATGCTGATCACTGGCGCAGGCCGCTACCAACGCAGAACGGCAGTGGCTGGCTGATCACGATCGTGATCACTGGCGTGAGCTGCTACGAACGCAGATCAGGACCGCTTGCCGATACGGCTGCGGATCGCAGGCGGCTGCCGATACTGGTACGTATCATAATCAGGGACGATCCGAAGATTGGCACAAATACAGGTGTACTATAGTACAGACGCACTACTATGCGGTTATGCGCATAAAAGCATAAAACGGTAGCGTTATGAAACAATGTGAAGAAACCATGATACGCCCCTAGCCGGACCCTAGATACGGAGCTAGCCGGACCCTATACGCTTCCAGCCGGACCCCAGATACATCACCAGCCGTGCCCATCAAACGCCGCCTTTATGGCGGCTTCTTCATTGGAAAAAGGCCCTCCTACCACTGAATCATCAGAATCATCGTAGAAATACCAGCCTTCAATGAGTTCAGTGCCTTTGCAAGAGGCTTCATCAAAGAAATCAATGAGAATCATGATTAATCGTCTCCAATGAAATAATTAAGCCAATTGCCTCTGCAGGAACTCCCAGGCCCATTTGCTCTTGGTGCTGGGCCTGAGCAGTTCATAGGCCTCGTGATCCACGATGGTATCGCCAGCACTGTCCACGTGCCCTTCAATATCGAGCTGCCAGATGCCCTTGCAGGCCCCATCGGGGCCGTAAATGCCAATGACGTGCTCACGGTCCTCCATCGCCTGTCTCACGTGGAAGATGAGCTGCTGGAGCGAGGCAGCTTGGTAGCTGCCTCTTGTGCAGGAGAAATACGGGCCGTTGTCTTGGTAGGTACGGATGGTAGTGATCATTGGTCGCAAGTGGGAAGGGGCTCGTCTTCGATTTCGTGGGCAAGTTGTTTGAGCTGGTCTAGAGCTACCTGGATGACATAGCCCCTGCCGACTGAGCTTTCATCAAGCAGTTCTTCTAAAGCTCTGATTTCATCGTGTAGTTCTTCAACGGAATGGAATGTGCGTGCTGTATAAGACACTCCATATTCATCTTCAGAAACGAAAGAAATAGGAAAAGGCATGATCAAAGGAGAAACAAGAGAAATCAGAGCGCAGCCCATTCATGACGGACAGCACGAATAGCCTTCACGTTCCAGGATTCAGGAAAACGATGCTCAGCCAGCGTTTTAGCTTCTTCTTCGCTAGTGGCATCAAGGTTAATGGTTTGCCAGTTCAGATAGATGTCGCCGTAACGGTGCTCGATGGTGACGGCGTAGGTGTGGGTGGCGAGAGGCAGGGTGCTCATGGTTTTAAAAAATCGAGGGAAGCTCGCGCTTCATGAGAGAACAATAGTCCGAAAGGGGCCGTGATCGGCCCCGTCGTTACAAAGCTTCACGCAAGCTCAACGCGATCAATGGCGAAGTCAGGGTGGAGCTGCTGGCAAATGGAACGTGCTTGCTCAGCAGAAAAAGTGATATAGCCAAGAGCGTCGTTGCGCTGATTTCTACGGCAGAAGCCATAGCAGACGAACTTACGCTCTACAGGCTCAATGGTTTTGATGATGTAGGAGGGGCGGGAATCTGCAACGTGCTGCTGAGCCTGCTCGGGAGAAGCAGCATCAATGAGAAGCTCGCACTGACCGCCATTGCTGGAGTTGGTGCAGAGGATGGAATAGGAGGTCATGGTTGGTTCCTTAAACGAGGAGCGTCGCCGCTCATGAGAGAACTATACAGCATGGCAAAGCAGGGCCTTACGGCCCCGCTGCTGGCGTTGATATTTCGTTACAAAGGTCAGTCCCAGTGGTTGCTGTAGATCTGCTTACCGCTCCAGATGCGCATGGTGCGTTGGAGCTTGCTGTTCCACAGCCACTCTTCACCATCGCTGTGGCATTTGATGCGGAAACTCTTGACAGGCGCCACTACCAGCTCACCGCCTTCACCATCGGCACGATTCTGGAAGACCAGCTTTGGCTTGCGAGTGAGTTCGGGCACTGCGTAGCCACCAGCAGGGCCTTTGTCCACTTCATGGCTCTCGATCTGCTGCACCCAGGCAGTCTTCTCTGTGCAGCGCACCACCACGTAGAAATCCACGATGGTCATGGAATAGCCCCAGGAACTGGAAAGGATGGTACCTGGCTGGAGCTGGGTGCCTTGGAGAGGAGGAGCGATGAGAGTCATGGTGGATGGTTGGTTAGAGGAGGCGTCTCCGCCTGTGAGAAGAACTATACGGCATGGCAGGGCCTCTATCGAGGCCTGTTACAAACCGTCATAAAGGCTCTCAATGCGAAACGGGGCGAGCCTGCCCATGCGTAGAGCTTTTTCCTTGACAAACTGCTGGCTATTGGTTTTTGTGTTTTTGATTTTATGCAGGCCAGTCTCCGTGATCTTTACGACGGTGTATTCTCCTCGCCATTGCTTGAAGCCAAAATCGTAGAGATCAACGAGGGTGCCAATGGGAAAAGGCATGATAAGATGAATGTTCCCAACAATTTCTTTGTGGGGCGTTACGAGCGACGGAGCACGCTGTGAGAGCTAGGCCTCGTGAAGCCTAGCTCAGCTCTGGCTTCAGGGCATTGATCACAAATGCCCATTAACATTTCGCCTACATAGTGTTGCGCCTGGCGAAGCTTATCGAAAGCCTCTGCTCTTTCATCGCGAGCTTTGTAGTAGGCGTCAGTGCCTTGTGGATAGAAATCGCGAGCGTTACACGTGGCTGCTACGAGCGCATCTACTGCCTTACCAATGGCATCGTAAGCAGCAGCGTATTCATCACGCAGTGTGGTGGCGCCAGTGCCGTTGAGATGAATAGTTGGAATGGTTGCCATGGTTTGAAGCGCGAACAAGGGAACAATACAGAAGAAAGGGGCCACGAGGCCCCTTTGTCACAAACCGTTACGAAGACAAGACTCGCTTAATAAAGCTTTCAACGTTTCTTAGAAAACGCTTGTCTAAAGTACTTTTACTTGTGCAAAATATTTTACCGGAAGGATGTTTGAAAACATAATGTCTTTTTTCGCGATGAAGGACAAAGTCATATTTTGCGGCCAAAGCAAATACTGCTCGCCTATTGTCTTGCGTCCCCATTAAAGCACTTTCCAAATGTCATCTTGCAGAGCATCTGCAAGCGTAATTAGCAAATCGCGTTTCTTTTTATAAGCGGGCTTATTAATGCGGGAAAGAATAAAACTGCGAGCAGAAGAACGATCATTTGCGCTGTAATCTTTCCACTTATGTTTTGCATTGTCAGAAACCATTCTGGCAATAGCCTGTTGCGTTTTTGTGAGAGGCATGGTTCAGAAGACGAGGGTTTGACCGTTGGCTTTGATGCTGACCACGCGCTCGCAATCAAACGAACGCCAAGCACCTTCTCCTTCTTTACGAGCAATGGAGAAATCACGACAGCGGACAATGTTGGGCTTCTTTACTGCCGTGCCAGTGCCCTTGATTTCCTTGGTGTCCCAAGGATTAAAGCAAAGCTTGCGAATGGAGCCATCAGCCTTGATGAATTCCACTGAAACAATGCTGTGACCAGCATTGAAAATGAATTGTTTGATCTTGTTGGTTTTGTCCATGAGGAGCTGTCGCCAGCGAAGGAACGAGGAAGAAAGGGGGAGCCTCTTGCGAGGCTCCTTTCCCATCGACCGAGGGAACTATAGGCTCAGTTGAACCGGGCTGTCAAGCCTTTCCACGGGGAAGCCGTTGGCAATGCGGCAGTAGCGCTCAGGGTGGAGCTGCATGCACTTGTCAAGGCCTTCCTTGTTAGGGAGCACATTGGGGGAGGCTGCAATGGCAAAAGCACCGAGCCCAAAGATCAGGCTCACTAGCAGGAATGAAGCTGCGTCTTTCATAGCTTTGAAATGCAGATGGAGGCTTCGCCTTGAGAAGGAGAAGCAATGCGAGAGAAGCTGCCGTAGGACAAGTCCAAGATGCGGCCCCCGTAGTATGGGCCTCGATCATTGATTGTCACTACCACTGACTTTCCATTGTTGCGATTCTTTACCAGCACTTTTGTGCCAAATGGAAGCCAGGGGTGAGCAGCAGTGAGGGCGTAAGCGTCAAAGCGAGAGCCGTTAGCAGCTCGTTGTCCGTGATAACCGTCGCCAATGCCGTAGTGCGAGGCGCGACCACATTGGAGTGTTGCTGCTTGCGCTTGTAAGGGGCAGAGCAGCAGGAGGGAGAAAAGGAAACGTTTCATCAAATAGTACGAAAGAACTAGCGAGGGCCAAGTCGTCTCCGACAAGGCAATGCCCATTGTGCCATGAATTCAATCGTTGCTGCCGAGCCGACGAGGTGTGTTATGCTTTTGAAGCACTCGGTCCTAGCGGCTTAATTGCTGCTCTCGTCTTTGGGCGAGCCGTGAGGGTGGACGCCTCTGATGATGCGGGCAAAGCCGTATGGCTTAGCCAAGGAGTTTTTGCATGGTCTCCTGCGAGGCGCATCATCTCCCTTGTATCTTTAGGGAAAGGGGCATCGGAGGGTGTGAAGAAAAGGGGCTGTAAGGCCCCTTTTCTTTTGCTTGGCCACTGTTGCACAGTGGGAGCTTGTGCAACAAGCTCTCATACCTTGCTAGCTAGACTCGACCAATACAAGATCAGCCGATCATGAAGCTTTCTGCAGAGCAGGAAAGGGAAAGGCTTAAGCGATGGATGGCAAGCGGGGAAATGTATGATCCTCGCAATGAGCCAGATTACGATACGTTTGAATATGCCACTGAACCTCTTCCTGGCGATACCACTTGGGCAAAGAAAAAGCCCCTTACGGGGCTTTAGCAGGATTCTTGATAAATGGCGTTTATTGGAAATCCTGATAATTGATGATTAGTTGATCGGACTACTGGGTTTCTAGTTCGTCGGCAAGAATAAGGAGTAGCGTTCGATATTTAATGTGAGCGGCTAGAAAACCTCGTTGGTATTCATCAGAATCTGAACAAGGTGGTGGTACAGGCGAGATCACCTCATCAACTGCAGCACGAAGAGCAGCAGCAAGATCTTCATTGCTGAGACTATCTGGATACTCATGCCCAGACCAAAAAGCATTGTGGACTGCTTCTGCAGCGGGTGTAAGTTTTGTCATGAGGAAGAGAAATGATGTTGACTACTAATTCTTAGGATTAGGAATAACAGAGTAAATGGTCATGCTTGCTTTTTCAAACAATTCAATAGCTTCCATTGCCAATCGAAGTTCTTTATCTAAAACGTGTTCGTCATAACCGCATACAGCATAAGCTGCTGCTACATGCCTAGCAACTTTGGCATAGATGTAAGCAAAATCAGGTTTGATGAATTCGACAGGTTCAATCTGATGGGTCATGGTACTTACTCAGGCAGGGATTCAAGAGCGCGGCGGATGATCGCAATACCCTTCTCACTTAGGAAGGGTTGATTCTCAGGATCGTGGCTTATCAATGCAAGCGCCTGCTCCTTCAAGCTCGGCGGCTTGGGCTGAGCAAGTGCGGCGCGGGCTTCTGTCGCCAACGCATGTGCTTCGCGTCGGTCATCCATCAAAAGCTGCCGGTAATGGTCCAGCTCGTCAGCCATGCGGGCGCACAGCGCTCGGAAGTCAGTCATCTTCGTCAGGAAGAATTTCAAGAAGGGATGTGATGCACTGCCCGGTGGTGTTTTCAGCGCCGAGGCAGTAGCGCTCGGCCTCGCGCAGTGCCATGCGTAGCCGCTCCACAACGGGCCACGGATCGCGCAGTTCGGTGGAAAAGTCATCGAATGGTGCGGGGTGGAAGTCGCTCATTGGGGTGATGGGATGTTCTTGAGTCATTGTTGAACCTCGTAGTGTGTAGAAATTGGCAATTTGGCTAGATGGAAGTGACGAGACGATATCGCTTCAGGATTTCCTCCTGCTCTTTCTCTCGCCAGTATTGAAGCCTACGTTCAAGCTTTGCCGTAGCAAGTTGCATCACGCTTCGTTTGTCATAATCCCAATCCAACAATGGATCAGAAGCTTTGGCCAAAGAGTTGTTCGTAGGCATGAGAGATAGCGCGAAATTTCCTAAGATGATGATCCCTATCTTGCGCCAACAATTCCGCGAGATCTTTGATGAACTCATCGCCATTGTCATTATCAAAGTAATTAAAAATAGCGTCTGAAAGCACATCTTTGGGCGTGCTCACAGTTTGCCTCCTTTAATGGCATTGTTGTAGTTCATTAGATATTCTTCAAAATCAGCACCAAGAGGAGCCTCTTTTTGAAGCTCTTCATGATTCTGCTTGAGCATGTCCAAGCTCACAACAAAAGCACAACGAATGCGCTCCAGGGCCAGTTGTTGCACGACGTTAGGCTCTTCATCAATAGCCTTTTCAATGGTGCAAATGAATTCTTGCAGATCTCCCATGGAGAAGCTGCGCGTCACCATTGGCTGGCCAAAGTGCATGGCAAGCTCTCCATCCTTAAAAGCAGAAACAGGATGGTTGGGCAGTAGGTGATTGAAGGAGACGGTCACGATGGTGAAGCAGAGGGCTAGCGACGTTCGCCGTCGCATGTGCATAGTGTGCCAGCAAAAGGCCCCCTATCAAGGGGGCCGTTCATAAATCGTTACAAAGCTCGTGGCTTGCGCAAAGCCTGTGTGGCGATGCTTAGATTTTTGGTGATAGGCAAAGGCTTGTCTCGCCATTTAATGGCAATGGCATGGCAAGAGCCCACTGGCATTAGCTCAGCATGCCTGAATGCCCTATCCAGCAGGATTTGATAAGCCTGTCGCTTTGGCTTGCTCATCGGCCCTTCAGGCTCTTCAATGTTGGTACGAGCAAAGTCGGCAAGTTCCGTAATGTCATCTAGCTCATTGGTGGCAATGACAAAATGTCTACCACGTTGTTGAGCCTTTCGCCATGCAGGATGAATGGGCGGATTCTCCATGGCTAAAGCTTGTGCTTCTTCTCGCAATTGAGGAGGAATGCAAATGTGAACCATGCGAGGCAGAGAATGCTCTTCAACAAGGGAGAGCTGAAAGTCCATGATTAGATGAAACGGAATTGTCCGAAACGAAAAGAACGATTGCCGATGATTAGAAGGCTTTCACCAAAGCCGTCATACATTGTGCCAAGAAGAAAACTATTTCTCCATTGAAAACAGAAATCTCCCAGGCGAATATGCCCAGTGATGTCAGAGCAATGGAAAGAGAAAATCATAATTTGGGGTCTTCGGGAAGCGGAGGAATTTCTTCAATCATTGCAATCCTCACATCGGGACGCATGGCAAGCATAAAGTGTTCAGCTTGTTTTGCGGAAATCGCCCCAAGGGCGATTTTCTTGCCTTCGTAAGTGGTGATCAAGAATGTGCGGCACGTTGCAGCCATTACCAACTCTCCTCTTCAAGCTCTTCAAGAATGTGCTGACTGAGCGTTTCTTCAAGCATGGTGCGCCATCCGCCGTCGCCTCCAATGCTATTAATTTCTGAAAGGAGATGGAGAGCATCAGCAATGCGAGTGGAGTCCATTAGGCAGCTACAAGCCATACTGGGCTCTTCACCAATGAGTTCCTCAAACATGCCAATGTGCAGCTCAAACCATTTGCCCAGGCAGAACAGGGCCACTTGCCGGTAGGTTTCGTCGCCATGCTTCTGCAGCATGGCTTCTATGGTCTTGGCCAGTTTCGGCGGAATGCCTACAGTGCCATGGTCCTGCAAGTGAGGCGAGATTGAAGCGCCGATAGCTTGCCGCTTGCCATCTTTAGCGGCTACAGCTTGCCGTAGAAACTGGTCGACGGAATCAAAAGCGTCCAATGGAAAAGGGAGAAGATGGGCTCATAATGGTCCCATTAAGGACCATTGTCAATAGTCATCTTCATTAATTGTTTGTAAAGGCATGGCGTCAGGAAGTGGCTCGTTTTCTGGTTCTGCATCGAAGCTAATAGTCTCAGCAGACGCAGGAAGAGAATTGCTTCGGCGTTCTTCCGTTGCTTTGGCTTCCTTCTCCTTTTCAATGGTGGAAGACAAATCTTTCAGGAATTTCCTATAGGAGGTGTCTTGGTTTTCCACTTGCTTGATTTCGTTCAAGCCAAGCAACTTTGCTTGTTCCACCAGGGAATTCTTGGCCACGTTAAGGAACGATGCGTCGCCAGCACTTTCTTCAATCTTCACCATCTCCTTGCTACCATCGTCACCACCGTCCATAATGGTGACTACTTTCTTGCGCTTACTATTTTCAAAGCTACGAAGAGCTAAGTCTTTTAGCTCCATTTGTTCTTTCAAGAGACGCGCCCTGTGCGTATCTTGATTCTTCAAGATTTCTTGCGTATAGAGATCGCGGTTGAAATGGCGATCACCATTAACTGTTTCTTTGCTGAGTTTAAGAACATTCGCAATCTGACGATTGCTCATTTTTGCTGCAAGAAGCTCCTGCACCATCCATCGCCTAACGCCAAGCATCTCTTTGGTGTAGATGCCAGGACCGGCTGTACCGCCTTTTGATTTATGCTCACGAATGGCTTCGTATTGTGAAATTGGAACGCCAGCCTTTGCTAAAGCTTTTCGTGCATAAGCCTCTTCTTCTTCAGGCGTAGCAAATTCAATTTCAGGACGAGGCATTCTTTATTATTTTGCTTCTCGCATTGTAAGCGAAGCTTTTGGCTATGCGCCCCTCATGGTATCTCCCTTTCCATGGAGAGTACGAACAAATAATTCTGTGAAACGTTCCATGCGCGAGGCCACGACAGTGGCCGGAGCATCATCAATGGCTTGCTTCAACATACAAAGCTCTTCCCATTCAGCTTGTGACAATGGTGAGGGAGTGTAATTCATGACGAAGCAATGCAATGGCATGGAACGTGCCTAATAGAAGAGCGGCGCCTAATGCGCCGCTCCATAGTGCCACTCTGATTTCATGGCGACGAATGGCATCATCAATGAGACGCTGAAGATCATCGCCTGAATTAAGCATGGTTCAATGATACTGCCAGAAAGCTTTTTCTAACAGATCATCAAACTCATTTAGCTTTTTAGGGCAATACTTCCTAATAAATTCTTCCATTTCTTTGTGGAAGCTATCAACGATTTCTGCATAAGCAGCATCTAGCCCGCGAGAGTCCATTTCATGCTCAGCTTCACGCTCGTAAGCAAGAGCCATGCAATCCTTTGGGTTGGTGCAGAATTCACGCATTGGCTTGCTCCTGCACGGCGAAACCACCATCAATCAATTGCTGGATTTCATGCAAGCTTCCGCGCCAATGGCGCTCACCATTGTTATCACGGGCTCCGTAAAGCGTACGGGCCGCTGGTTGCGGCCCTTTAGCGGGTTTTGAAAAGCCGTGATGAATGATTGGCAGAATTTCTGCTCCATTGTGCTCCAGCAGAGGGAGCTTTTCTACTGGCTGAGGCGGTAGAAGCATTGCTTTGGTAGTTTCCTTTGCAATGTTAGTAACGTTCTTTTTGTTTGAAGGCTTGTTTGCCTTTCGTCTGGAACGTTCCGCCCTGTGGGGCTCCACTCTGGCTAGAGCGGCATTGCGGAGGTTTGAGGCCTCGTCTGGCCTGTTCCTTTTAGGGAATCTTGGCCTGATGATCGAGGCGCTTCGCCCTGGGGGGCTCCGCTTGCTCTGGATGGCCAGGCAGCGTAGGCTTGTAGCCCCCTGGAATGCTCGTCTGAGATCTCTGGGATACTCGCGGGACATTCCGGAACCAGTTTACTCACCCCCGCCAAATTTTCACAAGAGGGCCAGTGAGGAAATTGGCACAAAAAAGGGGGCTTGAGCCCCCGTTAGTCTTTTGTCTATACTGAAGAAAGCTGCTCGCTACGGTAGGCAGCGGGGAGGCTGTGCAATAGAGCCTCCCTCCTATTGCGAGACAGTCAGAACCACTCATCATCGTCTTCCCCTTCGGGAAGACTTTCATTGGGAACAATGGGAACAGGCTCTTCTTGGGGAGCTTCTTCCTGAGCGGGAACAGGCTCAAAATCAACATCTGGAGCTTCATAAGCCCAGCTTTGGTACATCCTGGTGCGTTCACCATTGGGACCAACAATGAAGCTGGTGTCAATCAAGCCTTGACGACGTGCCACTTCCAGCAAACGTCCCACGCTTACCGTGTCCCATGAGCCAGAAGCATTAGCAGCAGCCTTCCTATCGAAACGCTCGTGCTTGCGAGAGTTGATCATATTGACGAGATTATCCATGCTCTCATTGCCACCCACTGCAGGCCCTTTGTAATACCAGCCATAAGTGGCAGGATCACGCTGCATGAAATGCTTACCAGCTAAGCCACTTCGGCTCTTGGTCCATTCAAACATGAACTGCGTTGAATCAGGATTATTGTCAGTGCGATAGAGTTTCACCACTTCACTAACGTTGGCTTCAAAGCTGGAGCTATCACGAATACCACCACTTTTATTCAAGTGGTGAAGGATGACAATGGAGCAACCATATTGATTGGCAATGTCGCGCAGTTCGTAAATGCAATTACCAGCATCAGAACGGATGAGATCTACATCCATGCCAGCCAAGCATGAAGTGAGACTATCAATCATGATGAGCTGTGGCTGGTGGCGCTGCACGTAAGAAAGGAGCTGGGGGATGTTACTAAAGCGCCAGCGATCAATGAAATCAATCTGACCATTGCCTAGTGCATCATCGTCGTAGCCAATAATTTGAAGCTTTTCTGCAGCATCAACAACTGGCTCGTCGCATTGAATGATGAGCACTTTCCCTTTCTTGCAACGGCGATTGCTCCAATCTTTACCAGTGGCAACGTGCAAAGCCCAGTTGTAGACGATTGTGCTCTTGCCACTTCCGGGAGCTGCAGCTAGCAGCATCACGCTACTTTCAGGAAGAATGCCAGCAATAGTCCACTTCCTTGAGTCTTCAGACTGTGCAATTGCTTTTGCATCGAGGATTTCCATTTCCTCTTTGCCATGTACGCGACCGCGTGCTTCAGAAAGCAGCTTGTCGATTTCTTGTGAATTCAGCTTGACGCCATGAGCATCCATCCATTGGCGAGCTTCATAGGCAATGCGGGCATCGTTGTTGTAGAGACCAACCATGCGCTCAAACGTGCCAATGATCTCCTCGTAAGAAGGGAGCCCGTCTTTCCCTTCGTGCCTATCCTTTGAGACGATGGATGAAAGAATGGCATCTTGATCTGCACCATCATCAAGCCAGTCGGCTAAGTCATAGCCTCCTTTCTGAGGCAGATTGTCCCATTCAAAGCTGCTTGGATCCGCGTAGCACCATTGCGCATTGGGATTGTCTGCAGCCACCTCCTTCATGAGAGCCACGCCAGGCTCATCACGATCAGGACATAGAACTACTTTCTGCCCGCGAAACAGTTGCGAATAGTCACCGTTCGCACGATATTGTCCGCTGCCACCAAGAAACGTGCTAGAAGGCAGGCCGATTTCCCAAAGCCTATCAGCAGTCAGTTCGCCTTCAACAATGAAGATGGGCAGGCCTGAAGCTGCTGATGCTTCAATGGCATCGTAATAGCGATAGGGAAGAACGTTCTTGCGAAGTTGTTTGACAATTTCAGAACGCTTGCCACTTACATTATTGGCAGTGGGATAGTCTTGCGAAATGCTTTTCTTGCCAGAAGTGTCATCTCGCGTGACGACTATCACGTCTTCGCGATTGCGATTTTGATAGGGGAACGAATAGCGTTTTGCTTCGCGCATGGGACGTTCCCAGCGCTCTAGAGGAGCAAGAATGTTACGAATTTCTGCACGATGCTTCGGACTGTCGTCATTGAAGCAGTTGTATGCTCCGTTCCCTTCGTTCACGGACAGGTCGTTGCCACCGCACGCAGGGCAGATGTATTTGCCTGCATGGTCGCTCGGCTCCAGTTTGGCGAGGTGTTCAAGAATGGAAAAAGCCATGGGCGATGGTGAGATGGGGGTGTTCTAGCACCAGAATCCTGCTGCTGCAAGGCTTTCGCAATTCTTCATGCCAGCTTTAGCTTCAAGCCTTGACGCTCTGGCTATGACGGCTATATTGGCCATGTCCCTCGCACGGCAAAACCATGGAACTCTTGCTGGCCGCCATCATCGGTTTCAGCATTGGTTACCTTCTCGGCCCTCTGTTCTATGACCATTGATCACGGCGAGCTAAAGAAGAGCCGCCACTTCACCCTCACTGATACTGCCTACGCCCATCTGAAGAACATCGCTCATGATGCAAGGCAAAGCCTGAGTGAAACAGTGGAGCGTCTCATTCGCTCCACTCCCATCTGGGAAGGTAGCGCCACTCTTTCTGATGGTGCTTTTTCCATGATCGAGGATTATTCCATTTCTGACATCACCATCGAAAACTATGAAGGTTTCTCAGCTTAAACTTGCCTGCGAAGAGTTTCTTCTTGAGCATCCCGATTCTGAAGTGAAGATTCTATGGGAAGAAGGCGTCATTTCTGAAAACTACGATCCTGAATACCTTGAAGAGCCCACTGATGTGAGGGTGATTAATGACTGGCCTCTCCCTGGTGACAGTCTTATCACCAAGAACGAAAACCCAGACAAGATGTTTGTCATCATGTATGGCGAATATCAACCTCGTGGTTTTGGTTACAAAGCAGTGGCTTCAATTGAATGAACCACACTATCTTCACTTATTCTCCGTCCGACTTTTCCAGCATGGAAGACTCCGCAAAAGCAGCAATGCTCGACCGTTACAACGGCATCTTCACCCCGCTGGAAATCAGCGCCGAAGCTTTTAAAGCTGCGTATGACACTCCAGACATTGGCCCTCACATTGAAAAGGACTACAAAGGCTTGTCCTATTTGTCCTGGCCATTTGCATTCCGCTATTTGAAGGAGCATTTCCCGACGCTCTTTGTGGCCTTTGAAGAGAAAACTCTTGGCTGGCCCGTCTTCGGTGAGCCTGGTGCTTTTATCCTTCGCCCCTACCTCACGGACGGCATTCGTCGCACCCCTGCTCTTGTCTTTCCCGTGATGGACAGGAAGCACAACTCTATTCAACAGCTTGATGGCCGTGCCATTAGTGACAACATCCAACGTGCGAGCGTCAAGGCCATCGCTACGTTCACGGGCCTTGGTCTTCGTCTCTATGCCGGAGAGGACATCCCGAAGGAAGAAGCGCCGAAACCGGCGCTGCAGCAAGATGCCCCAAAGCCTGCTCGTGCGGCCAAGAAGGCTGCGACGGCCACTACTGGTGGCACTTCTGATGTTGGAGAAGAAGGGCCTACTGCCGCCGCCGATACAGGGACCAGTGAGCCTTTCGACGCAAAAGCAGCTCTTACAGCAGTGTGTAAAGCCAATCCGTTGAACTATGGCGACGAGAAAGCTTCTATGGCTGCAGGTAAAGCTGCTCTTGAAAGCATTGGACTTGCTCGCGCCACGGAAGTCAAAAGCTGGCAAGCCTTCGGAAACGTCGTCGCAGCAATGATGACGCTATGGGCAAAGCAAGAGCAAATTGCCATTAGCAAAGCTGAAATGACTGAAGAAATCAATGCCGTGCGTGGCCTTGAAGATACTGCTGCCATTATTGATGGCATGAAAGCTTTCGTCGCAAAAAAGCAGTAGATCTAGCAGCGGCCCGCTTAGCGCGGGCCTTTGCTGGAGCAGTTTGCATTGATGATGATGCCCTACCAATTACTGAGCTTCCTCCCGCCCTATTTGGCGAATGATCCTCTTGGCCTGTTCCTTCTCGTTACCTTTACATGCCTGATCCTTGCTCTGTCAATCTTGGCGATTCTTTCGCTGATTCTCCCATGAGTCGTTTCACTTTTCTTTACGAAGAAGGAGAAACCAAAGTCTCCTATTCTTTCCATAACATTTACATGCCTGAAATCATTGAACATTTCAAGCAGTTTATTTTGGCTTGTGGCTTCTTTGAGAGCTGCATAATGGCCTCCATGGAAACAATGGTTGAAGAGCATGAAATGATGGAAGAAAAGCGTGCAAAATCATCGCTCTCTAATTGATGCTTGTCATGAAGCGTTCTGGAGCTTTCCTGAAGACACGCTTAGCAGTGATCGTCGCATTGCTGCTGTTCTTGAGGCCGTTGCTAATCATCCTTTGGCTGATAAGCGATTCCTTTATCAAACTGCTCGCACTATTCTCATGCCTGACATTGCGATGTGCACGGGGGGTGAATGCCCTGTTAAAGAAAATTGCTGGCGTTACATGGCGCCTGCGGATCGCTGGCAGAGCTATTTCGCTGCGCCTCCATGCGATGAAGAGGGCTGCGACTACTTCTGGGACATGAATGAAAAATGACAAGTGGCTTGTTACGATCTATGCCTTGCAGCCCTTCAAATGCCAGCGTTTCCCCGCTACGAACCCAACAGGCTCCAACTGAACAAGAAGCGCTATTACGTTTGCGACGATTTTCCCAATGTTCCCGCAGGGTGTGTTTTGCCCTCTGTGACGACTATTGCGAGCGCGTGTTCATCGCCTGGCAAGATTGCAGCGCTCATGAATTGGCGCAGGAAAGTGGGCGATGAAGAAGCTAATCGTCGCACTCGTAATGCTGTGGATCGAGGCAATTGGCTTCACGGTGTTCTAGAAGACCTCTGGAATGGTGAAGACATTCAAACCCACCTCGATTCGCACGAGAATTACGTCCCCTACTTTGAAAGCATTGTTGGCTTTCTTGAGCGAGTGGATAGTCCGCTGCTCGTTGAAAGCGCCATTGCCTGGTACGATCCTGCGCAAGAAATTGGCTATTCAGGCACGTTCGATATGCTCGCCAAGATGAACAGCGGGGCGTATGCCTTGCTTGATTGGAAGACGAGCTACAAGGAAAAGCCTGACACTCAACTGGCCGATTACCGCATGCAGCTTGGTGCCTACGTGCAAGCCATTGAACAGATGTATGACATCGAAGTCAATGAAGCACATTGCGCCATTGCTATTTACGATCCCGACACTGGTAACGGCCAGGAAGCGCAAATCGTAAGTCTTTCGGCAGCAGAGCTTGCTATGCAGGCAGGCATCATGGTGCAGAAGGTGCAGCAGTTCTTCTTTGATCACTACCCAGGCGGGCGCCCCTTAACAATTTCTATGGACCGTGGAGCTTGACTCCCCTGTTTATGGCGCTATGCTTCTGATGCCCCTTCCAGGGCCTACTACACTCCGCAGAGGAACACTCAATGCCCGCTGGCAATCTTCCTTCTTTTTCTGGATCGCTTGATCTTACTCCCGACATTCTCAATGCCATGAAAAAGGCCGGGACTAATGCAAATGGCAACTACAAGCTGCGTTTTGCATTGTGGAACAACGACAAGCGCGATAAAGATACTGCCCCTCATTTCAAGGGTCTGGTGACAGTGCCTGAAATGACAGAGAGCCCCAAGGCTTATGCTTCGATGTGGGACAACGGCAGTGGCTCCAAGCAAAGCTTTTCTGGCGGCTCTGACGATCCGTTTTGATCGCTTCTTGAAGCTTTTCTTTTCTTGACAACGGGGCTCTTAAGAGCCCCTTTTCTTTTTCCAGAACCATGCTTCTTAATGACAAGGAAATCAGCGTTCTTGCTGAAAATGATATTATTTTTCCTTTCGTCGCAGAGAAAACCAGAGAGCTGCCCAATGGCACAAAAGCCCTCTCATACGGTTTAAGTCATGCAGGGTATGACCTCCGTTTATCCCCTAAGGGGTTCATGGTCATCAATGATTCCCACATCACGGATGAAGTGCTAGACGTAAAGGCTTTTAATAAGGAGCTGGTGTACGAGGCTGAACCAATTGAAGAGAATGGCTCCACGTTCTTTGTCCTTCCGCCGTTCTCCTGCGCTCTTGGCGTGAGTGTGGAACTCCTGACAATGCCGTCTAACATTATGGGACTGACGGACGGCAAATCAACGTATGCTCGACAAGGTACGATCATTAACGTTACGCCAATTGAGCCTGGCTGGTCTGGCCATCTCACTATTTGTATTGTTAATCCCCTGGCTTTTCCCGTTCGCATCTATGCCAACGAAGGCATCGTGCAAGTCATGTTCGTCCGTCTCAATGAAGACTCACGAAGTGACTATGGAAATGGCAAGTATCAAAACCAAGGCGCTAACGTAACGTTTGCTGCCGTATAGCTTGTGAGCGCTCTTGAAGATCAATTCCTCGGGCTATGGCAGGCTCATTTCCCAGATCTTCCATTGATTAGGGAATACAGCGACGTAGAAACGTGGGAAGCTGATTTTCAAGAGCGCTATGCCAAAAGCAAGCGTTCAAAGCGTTACAGGGCAGACTTCGCTCATCTGCCCTCACGTTCTCTCATTGAAATACAAGGCGGCACGTTCAATCGTGGCCGTCACGTAACTGGCTCAGGCTACGAGCGTGATGCTCGCAAATTCAATTTGGCAACGATGGGTGGCTGGAAGATCTTCCTTCTTACCACCCAAACGGCCAAGGAAACTTTTTGGCTTGAGCGGATTGCTGCTTTTCTGCGAAGCGCTTAACTGCATCAGCAGCTTCACCAAGCAGCTCATCAGCAGCTTGTAAATCACGCTCTTGGAGCTGCATAGCTTGCCGCAGCTCAAGATTCTCCTTGACCAATGCAGTGACGGCTTCTTGCATATTGCTCCAGCCTTCCATCATCGTGCAAGCCACTTCACGCAGCTTGTCAATGTCATTGCATTCACTCAGTGCCTTCTTATTCGCAACGAGAGCGAAGTCCCGCTCCATGCTCCGTTCAAAAGGCCCCATAACGCCAATACAATCTTGACCATTGTATTTTAGGCCAACGGGAATAGAGAAAGTGCTCATTGTCCTTGCATTGTTTCGTTTAGCCTAGCCATGCAGCGATTTGGCAAGCAGTTTGTTTATCTGGTGGACGATGGGAAGGATGCCGTAAAATGCGGGACGGGCTACCGTCCTTACAAACTCCCTCGCACTCCTCGCAACCATGAATGGCTTCCAGGACAGCATGTGGTGTACGTACAACGTACGGCAGCAGGGTGGATGCCCTCTTCCGTTGTTGGCACCATTGAAGGCTTTGATGAAAGCGGAAGATCTCGTAAGGCACGAGTACGGTGGCATTCGGCTACGAACATTGCTCCTACAATCAGTCTGCAACGGCTCAGGCCTCTCGCTTTAATCCATGGCTATTGCTGAAAAAATCGATCCGCTGATGGATGGCATCAGCATGGTGCGTCTCATTGATTGGATGGGAAGCTCTCTTGATATTGTTTGCGACGCTCGGCAGAGCTTTGATCAGACCAGCAGCGAATGGTCCGAAAAGGACCAGAAGCTTCTTAATTATCTCGTCAAGCACCAACACACCAGTCCATTTCGTGGCGTTGTCACCAAATGGCAAGTGAAGGCTCCGCTGTTCGTTTGTCGGCAATGGTGGAAGCATGTTATTGGTGGTACGTTTGCCAATGACACGCTTGGTTGGAACGAGAAAAGCTTTCGCTACTGCGAAGCTGATGAAGAGGCCTATTACATGCCTCGTGAATTCCGCCAGCAAAGCCCCAGCAACAAACAGGCCTCTAGCGGCCCTCTGGAGCCAAGCATGAACCAAGTGGCCATGATTGAATATGCCAAGGCCCTTGAGCAGTCCAAGCAGGCTTACAAGGCGTTGCTGACGCTAGGAGTGAGCAAGGAGCAGGCACGAGGCATCATGCCAATGTCCACCTATACGTCCTTCACCTGGACTTGCAGCCTTCAGGCTCTCTTGCATTTCATCTCTCTGCGGGACAAGGCTGATAGCCAAGGAGAAATCCAGGCTTATGCTCAGGCCTTGTCTTCCCTTGCCCGTCCATTGTTCAAAGAAGCCTTTGAGGCTTTTGATCTTCACCAATCTTCTTTCTAATGACTGACGCCGTGAATCATCCCCGTCATTATGCCAAGAATGGCGGCATTGAATGTATTGAGGCTATTGAAGCTTCAATGGACCAAGACGAATTTCGTGGATTCCTGAAAGGGAATGTAATGAAATACGTTTGGCGCTATGAAGAAAAAAATGGCCTGGAAGATTTGAAGAAAGCCAGTTGGTATCTTGATCTTCTCATTTTTAATATGGAAAACGAGCCACAGCAAGAAGCAGTTGAGGCTCTTGAGAATGCTTCCCAACAATGCGAAGGAGGATTCTGTCCAATGC